ATAGACGGTTGCCATAGAATGCTACGCACTTTGGAAATCCTCGGTAGTCACTCCACGCACCTTCGGCCCAATAAGCCACAGCCTCGGAAACATCACTCTCCTGATATACAGACTTCTTAATTATACAAGATACCTGACTCGTAGAGATGAAGGATGTAATTTTTACAATACCAAGATGCTCTGCTCCTATAGCACTAAAGCATCCTTCAACAGCCCCATTACTCGCTGTCCAAGTGAAATGAACATCAGTATCTTTTTCATCACCACTTGCAAGAGTAGCTCCACTATAATGCTTAATCTCTTGCCACTGACCATGATGAGGTTTACGCCATATCTTAGCTGTATAATTAGGAGTACCATCACTCATATTCGATACATCAAACTGCCAACTACCTTTGACAAGAATACCATCACCAGTAGGGTCAGCATGAGTAACATTGTTTGGTTCATCTAAGAAGTTGTCATGTCGAGTATGTCCTATCTTCCATAGACCACCTACCATCTCTTCTAAGAATGGTGTATGACCCGAAGCATCAAGAGTACCAGTATTATCAACATCATAATAATTCCCTGTAGTTCCACCTGTGCTGTTTATATACTGACAGGTTTTAGTATCATCTTCATTATCACGAAGGAATGGCCCGCCCACAAAATCTATCTCTTCAAGTGTCCAATCCTTATCTGCTAGTCGAGTTAATTTTTGTGAAGGATAATCATTATGGGCCATGTATGTGACATCACCACGAGATACCTTATGTATATCGAATATGTCTTCACCGACATAGGGAGATACAATCTCGTAGGCATTATCATATGTACCCCATAGGAATCCATCAGTCTTTTCATTTGGGTCAGGACTAATAGGTTGAATTGCTAGTGTACTGAATGACTGAGTAGAGTTTGCCCAATCTTCACCGTAGGCGTTTGTTGCATAGCACCTATAGTAGTAGATGGTGGCAAGGTCTAGCTCTGTTAATAGAACTTCAAACGCCCCCGTCTGAACTCCAAATGCGGCAGTGTTATCCCAATTTGAGGATTCTACTCCACCATCAGATGTACCCCAATAGAGAGTAATGGTAGGATTTTCACTACCCCCGTCTGTAACTTCACCACCGATAATAGCTTGTACACCCTCTATTTCAGTAGCCGGAGTATTGATAATTGTCGGTGCCCCCGTAGGGTCAGTGTCAAACGTCAGAGTGGCATCACCCCACGTTCCCCCTGTTGTGTTTTCCGCATAGAATATAAAGAAGTATGTGGTATCGACAGTCAGACCTGTTATATCAATACTGAATGAATCGTCACTAGCAAGAGGTACGGCTAAGAAACTATCCCAACTCCCGGCTACCTCTCCCTCATCTGACTCACCATAGTAGATAAGAACGAATGGGTCGTTATTACCACGGTCAGTTATATCACCAGAGAGGGTAACTATATTCTGTCCTATATTTGATGCCGCATCCTGAGTCAGTGTGGGTGCTGTAACTTCCAGTGTATCAAATGTTGAAGCGGCATCAGCCCAATCAGTACCACCACTATTCACAGCACGAACTACATAGAAGTATGTCGTGTTATGAGTGAGGCCGCCAAGCTCAAAAACGAATGAGTCAAGTACTGCACCTATCTCAACACTGCTATCCCAATCACCTGCAACCTCACCTGCATCATCATCACCGTAGAACAAAGTCACTATCGGTATCTCACCGCCCGTATCTGTTATCTCTCCACCGACAGTAGCCTGTAGAGGTGTAATAGCAGTTGCGGCTGTGTTAGCAATAACTGGTGGGTCAATCTCTGGTGGTTCAGGGATGACATCCTTACCATCTAGGTAAGCTAAGTCAGCGGCCTGTGAACTGGTCAGTGGTATATCATATATCTTGAGATTATCCATATAACCATCAAAGGCTTCTTCATTATGTGGATAGGTAAACTTACTGGTGTTACCAAAAGCGGCAACATCAGACAAAGAATTTAAACCACTGTACGGTCCAGTACTGATTTCTATACCATCTAGGTAGACATGATATATTCCGGAACCCGTAGGTGTACCGGATGCTGAGCCATTAGTAATAGTAATACCATTATCCAACCATGTAAGTATCGCATGATACCAAGTGTCAGTAACAGGCATAAAGATGTTTCGTGCTAAATTATGGTTGTCGCCTATGCCTATATGTAAACCACCAGTGTCAATCCACAGTTGTATTCTGTTACTCCATGTACCAACACCATGACCAAATAGCATATAACTCTCGGGGTCTCCCTCAACTCGGCCCGGAGCAAATCCTGTTACAGTCTCAGGGAATATAGCACATGCTATAGTTCCTCGGGAGGCATACATATTAGTAGTTGGAAAGAATAAACAATCTTCTTTATTATCAAAGTATACCTCGCCCTCGTGATTAACTTCATCGCCAGTAAACTCTGTCGTACCAAAAGTATCACCATTAGCAATACTAAGTAAAGTACCATCAGTACCCTGACCGGAAGCATCTGTGGCTGTGTAAAGACCAGCGGCCTCAGTACAAGTGTAACTAACTACCATACCCTCAGTTGGTATAGGTGTCTCACAGTCAAGACAATTAGACCCCAGACCTAAGAAGTCAAAGGCACACTGAGCCTCCGTAGTAATGCTACATTCGCCCGTGGCGGGATTACAGCAAGCACCCGTAGTAACAGGGGCACCTGCATATTCAAAGGCTCCTATGTCGTAACCAGCCCCTTGTGGACGTGACTGATGCTGTATGTCATAGGACACCTCAGCGATAGCTACGCCCGCATCAACAGAAGCAACAGTCTCATTAACTGGTGTAAAATCTGCAATAGTTGGATTTGTGTTAGGGTCGCCTGTAGTATTGATATTAAAGAACTGTGGGTCAACTCCAATAAGGTCATGGTCTCCGGGTACGTAACCAATGGGAGACTTATATATGATATTGTAGTCACCTATGTTAGTTGAACTCCAATAACCACCTGTCCGTGTTTCAATACCACTAAGGATATTGTTACGGATATCCATATAACTATTATCATATTCAATGGCTATGCCCATAGGATTCCCATCCCTAGCTCCCCAGAAAATATTGTTGTATAGTTTCAAACCAACTGTGTTAGCGAAGTATGCATCATACCAAGTATTTCGATTATTATAAAATATATTGTTAGCAATGAATAAATTCGTATGAGTAACGTCACCATAAGAACTGATGAATAAGGTTGCATTAGATGGAACATCATAAACAAAGTTACCAACTAACTCACAATTATTACTTGTTCCTATAAATTCAATAGCGTCACTGTGTCCATTACTACCCCCTATACCACAATCAATTGCGTGTGCTGTATGTATTCTGTTCCAATATAATGAACAATTATCATTAGTCCAGAAGCAAACCAAATCATCAGCCGCATCATGTATGTTACAATGGTCAACTCGGACATATGTACAACCATGCATTGTTAAACAGTAACAAGTTAAGTTACCTATACCACCATTCATACCATCAATTTCAGTATAGTCTATGTTGATGCGGTCACTATCATGTACGTATATAGTATGTTCAAGAACAGAAGAGAAACCATGTTGTACCAGTGTTTGATTAGCAGAGCCACCCAGAAAATCTATATAGGATGTATCTTCAAAGACAAGATTGCTCCACTGAGCCTGACCAGCATAAGCTGGATTCCATCCGGTCTCATCACCGTGGTCTGTTAGAGTAGCTTTTTTAATTACAATTGTATTGGAGTTCTTTGCGTCATCAAATGTATGTGTACCAAAGAAACCAGCACCTATATAATATGTAGCACCTCTGGTAAGTGAAGATGGTAAGTCCCGTAAAGCATCATCCCAACCTGTACCCCCATTACTGCTACTACCATTGCCGTTTATATAGGCAGTTGTAATAGGTGTAGGTGTTACTTCTGTAGTGAATGTATTATCAGCCGAAGCTACGGAATTATTACTGGCATCATCATATGAATAAATTTCATAGTCGTATGATGTATCTTCTGCCAATCCATAGTCTGTGTATGTCGTACCTGTGATTGAAGTAATCAGAACTGCATCACGATAGATGCGATAACCTATAGGCCAATCGCCATCAGATGCTTGGCCTGCCGCTGTCCAACTCAGGTGTATCGTTGTGTCGCTCTGCTGAGGCGATACGAGGTTTGATGGAGCAGAGGGGGGTGTAGTATCGGCAGGGCCAGTACTAGGCCATACGGGGGCAAACCCGGCACGATAGGTATTCCACATATTCCGTACCCACCCTGAGTTTGGATGACGGTAGAAATCCCAACCAGAACCAGCGAAGTGTGGTACAAATTTATCCACATAATCAAAGAAACTCATATGGTTATATGCCGCTTTGATATTGAATCCTTGAGCAGACATCATGGCAAAGGCAAGTGCCCCTGCTCCCCATCCGGCACCTGTACAACAGGAACGGTAAGAGGATGACCATGAAGCGGCAAGGGAGTCATAATATGGGAATGTAGTATAGCGGATACAATAGTCAGGATAACCTATTCGCCAATCTCCTGAGCCGCCATAACCGATGCCCTTATTAACATCGTATTGTGATATTTCAAATGTTTGGTTGTCCGGGGAAATGTCAATAAAGTCAGATGGGGGATTGCCCTGATTATAGTAGTCACCCGTTCTATTGGCTATACTAAGTAAGTCTGCGTTGTTAAGTAATGCACCAGCAAACATTACAGCGGGTTTTAACATCTGTCCGTGTCCACCATCGGGTTCCCAACATGGATACGTAGCCCCGTTTATATTGCTCATAGCACAACTGTATATGTCTATGCCTAATTGAATTAGACCTATTACTACATTTCTTTTCTCCTGTGCTGTGTAATCGCAGTTCGCTATCAGGAGACCCTCTCCTATACGAGCGGCATTATTACTTCCATAGCCCTGCCAACCCTGAGAACATGGAACAATCTTTAAATAGGAATCCCATTTGTTTGTATGTGTAGGGAAGGGGTATCGAAATCGTGCGGCATGTGTAGCTAAAGAGGAACCACCTGAGAGGTTAGGTACTCGGGCGAGTCTGTCATATCTAATGTCACTTTCAGTACCATAGATGGTTTTATCATTACCAGCATAGCCGGGACGAAAGCTACCACTTGCAGGGGGTGTGGATACAATAGTAAGAATAGCGGTATAGCTAATTCCAATTCTATCACCATTATACACACCACAATTACCACCACCCCTAGCAGTAAGTATAGAAGAACCCGGTTGAATTGTTCGTGGGTAAGTGGCGGCGACATTACGAGAGGACTGATAGTAAGCCTTATTAACAAGTCCATGATTAGAACCATTAGGTATTGGATTCATCTCCGCTCCATTAACGGAACCCGACCATGCCGGAGATTGTGATATGATAAGGGCGGGACCAACTACCCAATAGTCACCATTACAATACGTGCCATATTGATAAGTAGAACTGGCCCCTGTAAGAGTCAGTTCTCTATCAAAGTTCCATCTAATACCATTGCTCTCTAAATAACTAGCCATGCCTTATGCCCTTAATGTAAGTCTTACAAATATTGTATCAAAGCCTAAAGAACCAAGGCCATTAAAATCCCATTCACCTCTTTCAAGGGAACCCGCTATACCTCTGGTCATTAACATAGATTGCTCATAGAACTTATCAGGTTCAGAGATTTCAGGGTCAGTGCCATCAGGTAAAGTACAGTACCACTCATCAAACCCACTGGCTGACTCATACCATTTATATGTACTCAGACGTACAAAGTCTGTATCGTCAATAGGTTCATCAACTTTTATCTGGCCTGCTTCTGTGAAGAATCTCATGTACTCATCACCTGCTTCAATTATCACCGTGTCCTCCACGGAGAACTCAAACGGTATGAGCTTCGCTTTGCCCTTGGCCTCTGCTACCCACTCAAGACCCGGCCTCTTTTCGGCCCCACCCTGCTTAAGTGGTATAGCATTAACCATCGTAGACAGACCATTGAAGTACTTTTGAAAGTCTACACGACCTGCCATACGCTCAGCTAATTCACCTGCGTTTAATGATGTCTGAATAAATTTCTTAGCCATTAGAACCCCGAATACATTGCCTGTACATCTTCACTACTCAGTCCTGTGAACTGGCAGAAGAAGTATTTGTAACCACAGGTATCAAGAATGATACGACTCATCTGGTCTGCACCACCTACGTCTACTTCTTTAATTGTGGTAATCCAGTTGTCTGTTGTGGAACCAAGGGTATCTACATAGAACCTACCACTTGTTGCTTCTTGCTTACCAGCGGTCAGAGTACCATCCCATACCTGTACGATGTCACCATTTTCTCTGGCGGCGAATAGGAATGCGGCACAAGCCTCACCATCAGCCTTCATAGTAAAAGCTATCTCGATAGCATTGATAGTGCTGTCAGGTCTAAAGGGGTCATCAATTATATCCGCAAACATCTGAGTATCTGCGGCGGCTGTTACAAGCGTGTCATCTGTATCTTCAATTGCTCGTGGATAAGCCCACGGTTTTCTTACTGTTTCATTTGCTGGCATTATTGTCCTCTCGAATCTGTAAAATCTGAATAGAAAAATTGTTTTGGTTTACCCTGCATAGCATCCATAGCTATTGAGTGAGGAATAACAAGTGTATGCAATTCCTCTTTAATTGTTTTTCGTCTTTCAATATCGCCTGTTATTGGTACGACTATCTTAGCCGCAAGGTTTAATACTATTGCATTCCGTAAGTCAACAGACCAATCTAAAGGGTTTGCTAACGTTGTGACATATTCTATTTCTAAGAGACCATAATCGTATATCTGTGAAGTACAGTTAGAAATATCTGTAGCCCATGCTGTTGCAGTAAAACCTGTGTCGATTAGATATGTGACACTCTCTACTGCAAGGTAGTGACCCGCAAAATATTCCATGCCGACTTGGTATGAATGTGGTTCAGTTCTGTAGTCAGTATATATGAAGCCCTTCATAACTCGCCAGTTCTTTTTAGGTCTACTGGTAGTTATTGCTCTAAGACAATCTGATGGCAAAGCAAAACGGTAACTCCATGTGTGCGGAGGCGTATTAACATCCTCAAGACACAGAGCTAACTCAGTTGCTACGTTCCAGTTGTAACCAGCAATCATCTCATCTCGTGCGTTCGCATAGTGTCTGGCAACTGTCACATATGGTTTCACAGTATGCCCACTATATTCGTTGAGTTCTATCTCACCAATGAGGTCAACTGCTTCCGCATAAACTAATTCTATTTCTGTTAGTGCCATAATTGTCTCTAAATAAAAAAAGAGAGATGGGCAACGTGCGAGTCACCCACCCCTATATTAAAGTTACGGTTAATCCTCTAACAAATAGAGGCACGTTACCTGCATCTCATCACCAATACCCGTTGGCTGAGCGGCAGTGATGCCGACCAGAAGTGAGTCTGCCGTCAATGGTGTTCGATGGAAGACTTGAAGTGAGGGGATAACAAGTGTCATATCACTTGTCATATCCGTCCACGCTTCAGACGTACATGCGGCGACTCCACCAATCTCAAAGTCTATTGTTACTGCGGCTCCTTGAGCTTCTGCGGCAACAACAAACGCAAGTACTATTGCACCCTTGGGTAAGAGCATAAACGTAATTTCGGAACCAGCATCATACGCTGTGACTTCATGCACAAACATAGCTGTCTGACCCCGGAGTTTACGCTTACTGGCATCAGGAAACGTACCTACGCCTCCTGTAGTGCCCGCTAAGATAGCGGCAACTTTTGCGTACTCAACTGATTTTAAAGCTGAACTTGTACCCATAATAAAACCCCTTTCTTAGATAGTTTCGATTTTCAATACACGGTCTTCATCCATACGGATGCAGTTCATACCACACTGAGCCGCAATCTGGTGGACAAACAAACCCTTACGGGGAAGCCTATCTACAGCAAACTGTGGGACATTGTGCTGAGCGAACAGCATACCATCTGGAACCCAAACTGGAAGTTCGTAGACGCTAGTAGCATCGACACCATTGGACGAACCAAGTGTGATGTTATAGTCAAGAACGAAAGACCAACCACCCCATTGGATAATGTTACCAACGGCAAGAGCCTTCAGCGGCGATGTATCCATAGACTGAGTTTTTGGGTCGAAGATAAGGTCATTGATGTGCTTATGAGTCACACCGATGTACCTTGGACCGTTAAGATTGACTTTTAACTCTCCGAAGGCACGAGTAGCCATCTGCAACTTATTCAGTGTCAGACCGGAACTTGTTCCACCTGCGGAAAACGCTTCATCGGCAAGGTCATGCACGATGGTTCTGCCGCCCTCGCTTGTCGTTGGGGCAATTAACGTATTGTTATATGAATACGTATTGTCGCCGGGGGCTTTACCACCCTTGACATCTGCGAAGAAAGCACCGTGGATAACATCGTTTTTCAGACGTACAATACCATTAGCCAAAGCCTTGATATAGTCGCCCGCAGGGTCGGTGTGCATAGCGATGTCATCTTCCTTATCGACAAAAATCGCCTTGCGATACCACTCTGGGAAAACCCAACGCCTGTTATGAACCATATCATCTACTGGCAAATCCTCGAAACGTCTGACTTTCTTTGTCATCTCAATCGTTCCCAAGAAGTCATAAGCCTTATTCTCACCCACGATGGAGTCAACACGGGTTTTACCCGCATAGACATCATCCATCTCTTGAAGAATGTGCGTATATCCAGCAGTGTATGAATCCACAAATGCTTCTGTGTATCCACGAGTAAGATTTGTGTTACCATAATATGTGGTCACAATAATACTCCTACTTAAATTAACATTTACGATTAAAGGTTATCCACACGGGGGCCTTGACTTTTTGATAGGGGGCTTTCGCTTATCCCTCATTGGGTATATTATAAACAGCCCAAAACTGTTCCATGAGTTTATTATGGTCAGGGTCCATAGCATTAACAAAGGCTGGATTCTTTTTAATTTCATCTAGCTGTTGCTCCTTATTCGGAGATGTCCTTGCCTGCGAATATTGCAGAGGGTCTTCCTTTGTGGAGTCAGCTAAAGCGTTAAATAGGTCCAAAATCTCTGGGTCGTATGCCAATCCTTTGCGTTCTAAAACGTCAGCGGCAGAACTGCCACCCTCTAGTTTGAATTGGTCTGCGAAAATCAGAGCTTTCTTCGTATATACTTCATAAGCATCGTCAGAGGCGAATCTACCCCGTAATGCTTTCTGTGCTTCTGCTTTTTCTGTGGCTATACCGTCTTCATATATCTTGTTTGCTGATTTTACTGCATTGACTTGAAAATCAACCGTATCTTGGAAGGCTCTTTGTGGCATTCCGTCTTTATAAGCGGCCTGTTTGAATAAACCTAACAAACTGTCATCCATTGGGTCGCCATCTTTAGCCTGATAAGCGTAATCTTCCGGTTTTAGGGGACATCCCAACTTGGTTGCCATCAATCTGAACCCTGCTTCGTCTCCTTCTTCCGGTATACGTACTAAATTCTCTCTATTACCCATCATAGTTTCCAATTCTTGATGGGATTTACACTGTTGCTGGTAATCTTTGAATCCTTTTTTCGTAATGAAGTCGCTAACTCCCTCTGGTGCCTTACTTAAATCGCCAAAAGTACCATCGGTGTTAATCCAATTGGTTTCGGTGACCGGGGCTCCTACTTGTGCTTGCCCGCCATTATCGTTGCCATTTTCTTCGCTCATTATAGTGCCTTACATAAATCATAATATAATTATAAATGGAATTTTTTCCACTCTCGAACAATACAGAGTTTGGGTCCGGATGTACAATATCCCTGACGCAACAATTCTCTGCATTGCATATCAATTTTAAATCGTTCAAGACAAATTGACCAGCGGGGCTTTTGGCTACCTCGCCCCAAGCTAAAGCCAATCTTTCTTTTTGTTTATTCTGTTCCTCTATTTCTTTCGCTTCTTCATCTTCGTACATTAGAATGCTCCAATTAGACTTTCGATACCCCCTGCATCATGAATATTTTTATAGGCTTTAGAAGCCTTTTCCATTATCTCCGCTCCGGGCTCAGCCATCTGCATACCTTCTTTTTTCTGCCTAGCCATCTGTACCTGCATGCTATCAAGTAATAGAGTCTCTGGTACGCCATGTGCCCTAGCATCATGTCTGAAAGCCAAGTCCATATCTACATTATCATAGATAGGATGTACTTCCTGATATGGTGCCCACTTCGCCATGACAGAACCCAACGCATTGGATTGCATGGTGGACATAGCCATAGCCAATCGACCAGTGTAAATTATCTCTGTCTTTAGTCCTTCTGGTTTTGGAGCCAGCATTCCATTACGAATAAGTAGTTTTCCCGCCCTTTCGATTACGGGGTCTGTAAGTTCACCCTTCTGTCCGTTAATAGCTGGTGACAGGAGGACCATCTTTTCTTCCATTCTACCTTCGACTTCTGTTGCTGTCATATTTCTATGGTCAGCAAGTACATCGAACAAGTCATTATAGAAACCTTCTTTAATTATCGTTGCTATCTGATGAAGCAATTCAGCATTAAGCTGAGAGTTTACACCTGTAGTCAACGGTATAGGAGGCTGAGACATCGGGTGTCCATATATAATAGCACCCGGTGATGTTATCGGTTGTCCTATAACACTCTCTGATGTCATCCACCAAGGCGGGTTATGTGCCCGTTCAGCCGATTCAATGAACGTCCTACGCATCTTGTCATACATTTTTATTTCGGGCAGTAGTGCATGGGCAGGGCTTCTACCATAGGTCTCGCCGGGAACTGTTTCAAATCTTACAACTACGTATGGTTGCTCATAGTATCCGCTCTTCCTTACTATCTTTCTATCTGACTTATTTAGCCAAACAGATACGAATGGGAATGACCCAATCCCCATTCTATTAAATTCACTATTAGGATAAACACAGTGAACAAACTCAAATATCTTGGAAGAATAAGGATGTATTGCCCGTTCTGCATCTATTGCTTTACCCAAGGGTACATTACCAAACTGACCAACAGCTTGTCGAACTGTCATCCATTTAGTTCTGTATACTGTATCTATTTCTCCCCTATGGTTGACTTCAAATGCTATATCTCGTAGATGGTAGTTTTCAAATATTAAACCGCCATCCCACATACACGATATACATGCTGTACCAAAGATACAAAGATTTCGTATACATGAGTACATCTCTCTTTGATAGTTGCTATCCCATAAAGATTGGTGAACAGTAATACGGAAAGCACTAAGCCATTGCTTTATATCAATCTCCTCATTCATCAAATCGTCTGAGGCTCTGACTACAAACCAGTGCTGTCCTACAGGCATAAGATACGCATAAACACCAGCACCCATACGTTGAGCGGCAAGGGCAGGTACAGCGGTATATGTATTCACTGTACGTATCTGTCCCTGAGAAGTAGGCCGAGTTACGACCATATCCTGTGCCGATGGCAATAGATATTTAGCTATCTCTTGGAGGGCGGGGGTATACTGCATCTTCTCAGCATACGCATCTCGTATACGTGCGAGCAGTTCCTCTATTGGTGTTTCTCGTATCTGATACATTATTTACCTAATCGGTCCTTTAACATCTTTTCTATCCCGGAAAACATTGTAGATGACTTGCCCGGTGGGATACGTTTACGTTCTGCCTGTCGTGCTTCACTGGCACTATCATCTATCCGGCGAACCTCTTGCTGTTTAACAGGTTTCTCTGGTGACTTAATCTTTGGACCCCCTCCACTACTTATCCACCGTACAAAGGGCGATTCATCCTTGTTATAAAACATATCATCTCCTATTAGTAAGCAACTAGAGTAACGCCAGATGCTTCAAGTATAACGAACAAATCGTTAGCTTGTTCAAACAGGGTACAATAGCCACCAGCAACGATAGACAGTCGCTTACCCTGACCGTTAATCTTCATGTTGCTTTCATCAGCAACGGTAATCAATATGACACCACCTGATGCATTTACAATACCTGTGATTCGACCAACTGTCGCCGTACCAATATCTTTAATGATGCCCTCTACAACATTGCCTGTAACAACATTAAGCTGTCCCAATTCAATGTCATCGTTACTGCCATCAGCCAATGTCTCTGCTTGTGCTGTAAGACCTATGAGACTATTGGGATACAAGGTGCCAGCCACGCCAGTATCAGTAGATGCTTTTGTATCAAGCAACTGTTCTAGTTTGGCGTTTGTAATGCCCTCGTCCTTAATTCTTATTTTCTCGCCTGACACCTCAAGCGTACTCTCATCAGCAATGCCCCGTGGACCACCAATGGCTCTAAATGCAAACATAATAACTCCTATAAATAAAATTCATTTTTCGCTTGTGGTAGATTACTACCCCTAGTACTTCGTCTAACAGGCGATACCTTAGATGCCGCCAATAGAAAATACAATGTCGCATGGAAGTAATGGTCAGGTTTATTTGATAACTGCCTATACCTGTATTTAGTCAAACCACTTCTCTCATCTATTTCCAGTATCTTAACTGTATTCGTCATCTCATAAGCATATTCATCTATCTCTGAACATCTAATAGGTATTGTCATAAAGTGGTTCGCTACAGCATCGTGAGTCTTATCACACCACTTAGTACGTCCACTTACACAAGTACCATTATCATTCCAATCAACAGGGCCTCTCTTGGTATCTGAATACCTATTCAGCCATACACTATGGTTATGTTGCTTTTCTACTTTTTGAAACTCTTCAACCATATGAATTTCAGGGTCATGGTCTATTACAGAGAATTGAACATTCATCCGTTCAGCCACATCATGTAACTCATACTGGTCTTCTGCTCGACCAACTTTTAATATTTCATACTGGTTATCGCCTACTTTTATTCCTATAACATAATGGAGGACTTTACCAACATCAACTCCCATTACGGTTGTTATCTTCTCTACTGATGTACCTTGGATATGTTGACCACAAATAGAATACACATCCTGTAATGTCAACTTATGTTCGGATGTAATGAATGGTATTCCAAGTACTGTCCTATAAAACTCTTCTACTGAATACTGGTGGGCTTCTGGTGCCCTAAACTGCTTTAGAAGAACTGAAAGATTTCGGTTAGGATTGAGCATTTGTGAAACCCAATAGCCCACCACATCTCTATCACGAAATTTAGGCACCCATAAGGAACCGGGTAGCCAAGGTACAATAAAACTTTTACACTTTTTACATACAATATGTCC